CATCTTGCGCGAGGTCGACACGTCACGCACTGGTGGGGAAGTGTGGGCCGCGTGCCCTTGGCACACCGAGGGAACTGTTGGTGGCTCATTTTCCTATAGTCCCGCGAGCGACCTGGCACATTGTTTCGGTTGTGGCGAAGGCGGGGATCTCATCTCAGTCTATGCGGCCCTCCGCGAGCTCGACGACGTCGAGGCATTCAAATCCTTCAAGTCAGAATTTGCGCCAAGCGCAAAGAGCGAGCCCCGCACGCCGGCGGCTCCAGTTCGTCGCGACTGGACCCCGGTCGTAACCGAGCCCGCCCCTTCTTTATGGCAAGAGAGAGCAACCGAATTTGTCCGGCATTCAGCGGCACGTCTTGAGTCGAACCAGGAAGTGCTTGCACAGCTCGCTGAGTGGGGCGTGAGCGCCGAAGCCGCGAAGGCGTGCATGCTTGGGTGGAACGATGAAGACAAGGCTGTACCGCGCCCGTCCTGGGGCCTTGAGCCACAAGTGAAAGACGGGAGGGAAAAGAAGATCTGGCTGCCGGAAGGGTTAGTGCTCCCGATGCTCGCCCATGGCCGGGTGGTAAAAATCAAGGTCCGGAGGCCGAACGCGGAAACGAATTTTGGGGCCGATCTGCGCTACTGGGAGGTTCCGGGCTCAACGAAAATGTTCAACCGGTACGGGCGCGACGCCAAAATCTGGGTGCTGGTTGAGACCGAACGGGACGCGGTCATGATCTGGTCGAAGGTCAGGGACCTTGGGATCGGGGCAATGGCTCTCGGTGGCGCGAGCAAGCGCCCTGAAGCGGAAAGCGCGGCAATACTTCTATCCTCGGATCTGATTTTGAATGCACTGGATTACGACCAGGCTGGGGCTGTAAATTCGGCTCGGTTTTGGGATCGTGAGTTCCCACAGTGCAAGCGCTGGCCCGCGCCGCCTAGCATGGGCAAGGACGCTGGCGACGCCTTTGGCGCGGGCCTTGACATCCGCACGTGGGTCTTGGCCGGATTACCCTCGCATGTCCGAAGGACTGTAGAGCAGCGAAAGCAGAGCCGCCTGGCGCAAGAGGCTGTCTCGGAAATTGCTGCCCCAGGGACCAAGGAAGAGGAGTACCGCCGGTGGTACCTCGGTATGTGCGACGAGTTTATCGGCCTCATGCAAAATACGCCGGTCATGATCAGCAGCTCGCGCGGCGTGACGATGGCACCGATGGACTGGAGTATGGATCCCAAGAATTGGGCCCTATTGCGCAGGCTGGAATCTATGCTGCGCGAGATCCCCGTTATGGATCTTGTCCTTGAAGCTGGCGGCTACGAATTCAAAGAGGTTGAGGTGCACGACCTTGAGGCCGCCCTCCCTAAAATCAGGCAATGGGTCGGGGGCTAGTTGTGAAGCGCTCTCCCTGGGTTCCTTCAAATTTTTTCATTGTAAACGAGGATGGAATTATGCAGCCAAAATACTCTCCCTTGGAAAATCCGGAAAAGTTCTTTGACATGAAGCGATGCCCGCTTTGTGGCCACAATGAAATATACATCGAAAAGACTGATCATCCAGTAAGGCGGTATAGATGCAGGAAATGTAACGGATTTTGGAAAGGAATAATGGTTTTCCTTGCCTATCAAAACTCTCTTGATCTCGCGTCAGAATATTATAGGCTAAAAAGAAACATTGAAGACTCAATACCTTTTTTATAATGTATGGAATAAAATATTCTATATGTACCGTTTTTAATTCCATATATGGGTTTACTTGTCTTTTTGTTATTTTATTATGCATGCATCTGAATCAGCATAGGAGATTTAAATCATGCAAAAGCAAAAAGATGAAGCTTATGTCAAGAGAATGTCTGACTTGTTTGTTGGAAGACTAGATTGTCGTGGGCAAGGGGAAAGCATGACTATCCGCGAATTGGCGCGCGAAGTCTGCAAACGAGAAGGATTGGTGCCATTGGGTCGTGAGTCTGCGGACCAGCTTTTTTCAAGGGCCCTGACAACCAGTGACTTTCCAGCCATCATGGCAAGTGTGGCCACAAAGTTTTTGAGGGAAGGCTTTTCGAGTTCTCCGCGCACGTATGAGCGATGGACTACTCTTGAATCAGTTTCGAATTACAAGCCGACAAGCATCATATCGGTTGGATTCCCAGGGGAATTGCCGATCATTCGCGAGTCTGGCGAATACACGAATCTCGACGCTGTGGACGGCGAAGAGACTGCGGTTCTTGAAAAGCGCGGCGGCATTTTTGCCATTAGCGACACCGCCCTCATCAATGACGAGATCGGTGTTTTTAGGCGCATCCCGAAGGCTATGGGCATCACCGCAGCCAGGACCAATTCACGCACCGCCTACACGGCCCTGCTCGGCTCCAAGGTGCTGTCTGACGGGAAGAGTGTCTTTCACTCCGACCGTGGCAATCTCATGGACGATCCTCTGGGCTTCGCGAGTCTGGGCAAATCCTTGGCTGCCCTGCGTCTCCAGAAGGATTCGAGCGGAAACCCTCTCTCTATTGAACCCCGATTTTTGATTGTCCCGCCATCCCTTGAAATGACCGCTTGGGCGCTGTGCTACGCAACAAGCCTGCCCGGCCAGGACAATTCCGGTGTAGGGAATATTTTCAAGGAGAAATACGGGCTTGAGCCCATAGTTGCGGCAGAACTCGAGGATAGTAGCCTTGGCGGCTCCGCAACGAATTGGTTCCTCAGCTGCGCCCCGGAAGTATTTCCAACTCCCTTTCTTCGCTTAAGCTTTTTGGGGAGCGAAGGGCCTGTCGTGAAAGATCGAGTCGACTGGAGAACAGATCGAATGGAATTCAAGGTCCGGACAGACTTTTCCGTAGCTCAAGCCGGTTGGCGTGGGATGATCAAGAGTACCGGTGATGGCGAATAGTTTTTGTCGCCTGGGCTTGGAGGCTTTGCCAATCGGCCGCTAGTGCCCCGCGACTCCCGGGGGGAGAGCATAGGGCTCTCTTTCCCGGGGATTCCAAAGCCACAACTTTACATCTTCTCACAGCCCGGAGGGCACGCAAAGCGCGGCACCGGGAAGTTCTCTCCCGAATGGAGGAATAATGTCACAAAATGAAATTCAAATAGTCGTCACCGCAAAGGATGTCGCGACCAAGCAGCTCAAGGCGGTGGGACAAGCGCTCAACAGTATGAAGTCCACCGTGTTTTCCCTTCAGGGCGCGGTGGCCGGCATTGGCTTTGGAGCCTTGTTCAACAATATGGTCAACACAGCCGCGACGTTCGAGAACCTGGAGCTCTCACTAAGTACGGTTACAGGTTCAAGCCAAAAGGCCAAAGAGGCGTTGGACTGGATCACCGAGTTCACCGCGACGACACCCTACGAGCTCGAAGAGGTGGCCAATGCCTTCAAGAAGCTGGCGAGCTACGGGCTCGAGCCGACAAAATATTTGAAAGTCCTTGGCGACACCGCTGCGGCCATGGGCAAGAATCTTAACGACGCCGTAGAGATGTTTGCGGACGCGACCACTGGCGAGTTTGAACGCATGAAGGAATTCGGAGTTCGGGCCAAGGTTGAAGGCGACAAGGTTACCTTTGCGTGGTCTGAGGCTGGCCGAGAGATGACAAAGACCGTGGACAAAACGTCAACCGCGATATCGCAGTTTATTGGAGAGACCTTTGAAAAAAGGTTTGGTGGCGGCATGGAACTGCTTTCCAAAGGCTGGACTGGGATGTGGTCCAACCTACAGGACCAGATTACTTTGTTCGCCAAGGCGGTCATGGACTCCGGGGTTTTTGATTACATGAAGGAGCGGCTGCAAGGAATTTTGGACACCCTGACGCGCATGATCAAGGACGGAAGCCTTAAGACGATCGCCCAAGACATTGGCCATGGCATCGTCGGCGCAATGCAAAAATTCGAAGGAGCCCTGTTAAAGGTCAAATCAATCTACGATTCCATTCCGGATGGGCTGGGATGGATCCTTTTCGGCGCTGGCTGGGGAGCGAAAACAGGACTCGCTGGTGCTTTAGGCAGCGGGGCTGGTGCAGGGGCGGCAATGACAGCCGCCGGCACCGGAGCGGCGGTAGTTGGGGGCATAACCGTAGCATTCATGGCGCTGAAACATACCATATCTGAAACATCAGCAGCGCTGGATATCTGGAAGAGATCTTTTGCATCTGACGATATTTCCATCTGGGACAAGATGTTTTCCGGAACTGAGGAGCTTGAAGCAAAGCTTAATGAGGCCAACGCAAAACGCTTGGCGAAAGAGCAGGTCCATATCGCACAAATGGAAGCGCTCGACGATCAGCGCACGGCGAATCTGCTGGCAAAATATAAGGGCCATATCGAGGCCGAGGCTGCGACGGCAGAGCAGATCAAGTCCATTCAGTCTGACCTGGCAGAATTCAAGGCCGTGAAGTGGGACGAGATCACCACGAACATCAAGGCTAAGCTCAAGGATCTTGAGACCGAGGAAAAGAAGTACTCCGACCAGGTCAAGAAGTTGCAAGACCAGCGTGCTGCTGCTTCGCTTTCGACAGAAGAAAAGGTCCGTTCACTGCTGCGGACCACGATGTCCGATTATGACGCCTATCAGGACAAACTCAAACAGGCCAACGAGAGCCTGTCCAAAGCCAAGCTTGCGCTGTCCGGAGGCGACGGCGAGCTGGCCGCGAGCTGGGCCAAGAAAGCGCAAGAGCAGTTCGCTGATCTGAACACCGAGATCAAGAACGGCGAACAGACCCTGGTCTCTGCCGCCAATGCCAACGCCATTGCAGTAACCGGCGTGCTCGATGCGGGCAAGGCCTTGGAGCAAGGCATCCTGATCCAGGAGCAGGCAGCGGAAGCAACGCGCAAGACGTTGGCCGAACAGGTCGACCAGGCCAAGACGGATTTGCAGACCATCAAGGAAATGCAGGACTCGGTCGCGGCCCTTGAGATGCAACTCTCTACCAACGACGAAGCGTCCCCAGTCCTGAAGCATATCCAATCAGAGCTGGCCAAGATCAAGGACAAGACCGTCACGGTGACGACTGTTCACATAGACGTGTATCCGAAAGGTAAAGGCCGCGCGAAAGGCGGCCCTGTTCCCGGCTTTGCCTTTGGCGGCCGCCTCCCCGGCTACAGCCTGCGGGACAACCTCATGGGTATCATTAAGGGCGGCATGCCTATCGGCCTTGCTGGCGGGGAGTTCGTGACCAATGCCTACTCCACGCGCATGATCTCCCGCCTTATGCCGGGACTCATGGAAAGCCTGAACCGGGTGCGTTCTGGATCTGATCTACAACGCCTCGTCGCAGGGCTCAGTGGTCTAGCCTCCGGCGGTCGTGTCTCTGATTCTTTCCGGGTGACATTGGCAGCAGGCGACCGCGAGACAAGCATGACCACGCACTCCCGGACCGAGTATGACGGACTCAAGGAGTTTGCACGGACACTGAGCAAGCACAAACTCGTGCACGGGAGCTGACATGGCGTTCAAGAAACTTGTCATAAAGTTAAAGAAGTCGGGCTTGCGCCGCCTTCATAACGCGATGAACCAGGCCGTTACCCAGGGCGATTTGGCCTACCTCTCCGATCAAGAAATGGATGTCTTTCAAGTCGCCGCCAAGCGCTGGAATTACATCGCGACGGTTGAGCAGAAAAAAAGACGAGACCGCGCAATCTCAACCGATACATAGAAAAGTGCGGGCAGTATCCCGCTTTTCGCCAGGCTTCACCAACCTGCGGCCCGGTGTGGCCTGGCTGGCCGGTCATGGGCTCATAACCCCTGACCGGTCAATATACACCTAGCCCCGTGGAAGGTTCTCGCAGCTCACTTCCACGGGGCTTTCTTAAACTACCAGACAGGGGCGACGGCTCTATGAAGACAGAAGACCAAGATCTGTTCAAGGGCAACCTTCCCGATCCGCTCAAGCATCCGTATCAAGTTTGGCAATACCTCAGACAATTGGGGTATTCTTGCAGCAAGTCGCAGCCGAGGCGCGATATTAAGAGCTCAAAGTTGAGCCCAATTGCGCGAGGAGGCGGATTCAGTAAAGAGTCGGTACGGCGCTATGCGATTGAATGTAAGCTTTCTCGCCAAGCATTCTGGGTCCAGACTGGATCCGAGAATAAAGATTTGCCATCATTTGATAATTTGGACTTCGAAACAATCAAGGGGGAGAACATGAGCAGAGAATTTAATTTGACCGAGGCTAAGGCCAAAGCTTTGAAATCTGAAATTTGGATGATGGACGAGGCGGAGTCCGCGGATGCTCGCGAAGTTCATCTGGCCGCTGCGGTTGCGATCTTGGATTCGGTTACCATGGATATTATCGCCATGCGTAACCGTGTTTTGGACCTGGATCGTGGCCAAAGGGCTAATTAGCAGCGCTCCGCAATCATCAAGCGCCCGCAAGCTGACATAGTGATCGGCTCGCGGGCGCTGTTCAATTACTTCGACATGGCCATCGCCGTCCTTGGCCCGTCCTCAATCGTATTTTGGTCAATCAAAATACCTTCCTCGGCAGCAAGGACTTCTTGGGCTACACCTAGGCGTTTCAGGATCTCCTGATACTGAGCATGGATCCTCCATGCCTCTTTGGCGAGCCGCTCATTTTCTTCTCTGAGCACGGCGTTTTGGGCCGCCATATCCGCAATTTCACGCGGAAGGTCTTCGTGCAGCTGCCGCACGCTCCGCTTAATAATTTCTGACCAAAGATCCCCGTCTTCAATCCTCTGGCGTTTCGGTTTGCCCCGGGCAATGCCAAGGTCTCCCCAGGCCCGGGCGGCTACGTCCTGGCGCTGCCTGCAGTCCCGTGGACCTATCCGGAGCATTCTTCCATCTTCGCCGACGGCAAGGACCTGGAAGTGGGCGTGAATGGCGTATTCGTCTCGATGGATCGTAAGGCCGATCAGTCGCCCCTTGTGCAGTTTGCAGACCTCCCGAATGGACTCCACTATCCTGCGGACCTGCTCCTGCACATCAAGGGCATGGACTACGCCTTGGGCCTCGTGAGAAAAAGAGAGGATGCCGTCGTACACGAGGTTGTTCTTTGCCGGATCGAACCGTTGTCGGGCATTGGCGGCGGCCTTGATCTGGTGCATCATTTCCAAGGCCTCCTTGGCGGTAGGAGTGGGGATAACAACGGTGTTATGGCAGGTCCAGGCCTGATCAATGTTGCCAGGAATCTGCTTTTGTTCACGCATGTCGTGGCTCTTCCGTCTCTTGTACTGGTGAAATTTCAGGGGCTTCATGCTGCACGAGATAGTTTTCATGATAAGATCCTCCAATCTTTCACCTTATGTCGAACTGAGGATTGAAAGTCAAGGAAAAACAACTCCAGAACGGCGTTGCGGTAAAGGCCCTCTCGTGTTGCCTATCAGATAAAGCCCTGCTTGATAGACAAGGATTCTTGAGGTTAAGAAGTTAACCCCTAGTCTCGTTTTCATGATCGACAGTTTTACAACATTGGGGGGTCTGAATTTTAAGGGCGTAGAGTTGTCAGTTTTTGACAGAAGGGGGGACCATGCGGCGACGGGAGCATCTACCTACGAGACAAGTCGGCTTTGTCCAGGCTCACAGCCACCTGTCCTATCTTCAAACCATGTATGACATTATTTATTACTGACCGGCGCTCGAAAGCCTGCTACGCCGCCCTAAAATAGATCTTATCCGGGGGGTAGGCATGGAGCGGGACGTAGTGGGTATAGTCTTAGCCTTTGGCGTTCTTTTCGTAGCCGTAGTGTTTTTCATTCTTTGGATCGTGGAAGCGAAAAAGCAAAAGCTTCTCAAGGTAGAAAACCACGAACTTGCGACACGATGTGGCGAAAGAGAACATCGGATATCAGTCCTCGAAGAGGATCTTCATGGGACCAAGTCCTCGCTTGAGAAGATCAATGGGCAACTTGAACGTTATCGTCCAGTGATAGATGCGGAAGAAAAGGCTGCCGAAATCATTGCAGGCGCCCACGCCTCGTTGGCCGAAGCAAGGACTACCCTTGGTCAGGCAAAGACAAAAGCCGAAGAGACAGTCCGCGAAGCTGAGGCCAAGGCGCGCGATGTTTTACAGGAAGTACTAAAACGCTCAAACACCCATATGCAAAAAGCTCGAGATGAAGCTGACCAAATGATTGCCGAAGCAAAAGCGAAGGCGATCGAAATCGCTGCGGACGCCCTGGATGCCCGTGATAGGGCCAGCGAATATCAAGCAGTTGCTAACGCCTTAAAAAATGTCATCGAAGGCTACGGTGACGAATATATCGTGCCGTCTCAAAGTGTCCTGGATGGCTTAGCCGAAGAATTTGGCTTTACGGATGCTGGTGAAAAAATGAAACAGGCGAGGATAATATCCAAAACCATGATCAAAGGAGGGCAGGCCGCCAACTGTGATTACGTCGAAGATGTCCGGCGAAGAACGGCAATCGCCTTTGTCATCGACGCCTTTAATGGAAAGGTGGACACCATTCTGGCCAAGACCAAAGCCGAGAATGTCGGAAAGTTGCGTCAGGAGGTCCTCGATGCCTTTGTCTTGGTGAACAAGAATGGGCAGGCCTTCAGGAATGCCCGGATCACAGAATCTTTCCGAAATGCAAGACTGGAAGAATTGCGATGGGGCGCCGTTCTTGTCGAGCTCAAAAACTTGGAGCGTGAAGAGCAGCGATCCATCAAGGAGCGCATCAGGGAAGAGGAGCGGGCCAGGAGGGAGTACGAAAAGGCCATCAGGGACGCAGCGAAGGATGAGGCCAAAATTCAGGCCGCGGTGGAAAAAGCTCGGGCAGAAATGGCGCAGGCGTCAGAAGATCAAAAGGCAAAATATGAGCAACAGCTGGCCGGCCTCATGGAAAAGCTCCAAGAAGCCGAGGCGCGGGCTCAGCGCGCTCTGTCCATGGCGCAACAGACACGTTCCGGACACGTCTATGTGATTTCGAATGTGGGATCGTTCGGCGGGGACGTGTTCAAGATCGGTCTGACAAGGCGCCTTGAGCCCCTGGACCGCGTGCGAGAGCTCGGGGACGCCTCGGTGCCGTTCCCCTTTGACATTCACGCTATGATCTTCAGCGAGGATGCCCCGTCGTTGGAAACGGCACTACATAAGAAATTCAACGAACTCCGAGTGAACAAAGTGAACTCGCGAAAAGAGTTTTTCCGCCTGGGCTTAACCGATATCCGGGACGCCATAAGCGAACTAGGCATTGCTGCCCATTTCACACTTTTAGCCAGGGCTGCGGAGTATAGGGAAACATTGGCGATGGAGAGGCTGCCCCGTGAAGAGATGGAGGCGAGGCTTCTGGCTTTGATGAACGAGGAGGTCGCAGAGGCAGACCTCACGGAAGATTAAGTTCTTGGCTTGTCTTAATTCGACAAGTTGTTGGGCATACGTCACGTTTAGGAGTGGGCAAAGTGGTTTCGCATTTCAAGCGCCTTGTCCCGTCTCTCACTGCTGATGTGACGACTCTTTGCAGGACGGTCGTCGTTCTTCGCGAAATGCCGAAAAAAATCGAATTGGGCACAGATTGGGCACAACTGTTTTGATGCTCAAATAAAAATAAAAGGACTTGTCGTAAATATTTCGACAAGTCCTTATTTTTATTGGTGCCCAGGGCGGGACTTGAACCCGCACGATCCGAAGATCAAGGGATTTTAAATCTCTTCTAATGCCTTCACTACGCATCACAAACTTTCACAATATTATTGACGAATCAATTGTTTACGAATAATCGCTTTCACATGTGATGCCCTGTGAATATCGTGTTTCACGGCCAAATTGGGCACAGATTGGGCACAGAATTCAGTCAAGGGATTTCAAAATTCAGTCAAGGGACAGGGGGGTAGTATGGCGTACACATGGCAAACTTTGGCTCCTGGCGTCCGGGTCCGCATTGATCCCACCAGGAAGCACGGGAAGGGTCCGGACAAATATTTTGTCATTCGCTACACCGTCGACGGGAAGCGCGTTACTGAGGGGCTCGGATGGGCCAGCGACGACATGAACCTTGGCGAGGCAATGTCCAGACTGAATGAGTACACCAAAGCAAAAAAAGGGCTGACTCAAGGCCCGAAGACTAAGGCGGAAAAAGAATTGGCCGAGAAATTGGCCAAGGCTGAAGAGGAGCGGCAAAAGCGCCTCCAGGAAAAGGAAAGCGTGACGCTTGCAGATTACTGGCCGGAGTACATGTCTACGGCAAAGCAGAGAAAGAAGGCCAAGTCTTGGGACAAGGAAGAAAGTCACTTCAAGAATTGGTTGGAACCTCTCTTGGGGCACATCCCGATACGTCAAATAGGGTTGGCGCAGTGGGATTTTTTGATCAAGGCCATGGTCGACGCCGGGCTATCTCCGCGAACCCGTCAATACATCGCCCTGACTTTGCGGCAAGTTATGGACCACGCCTTCATGCGAAAAATGGTCCCTGATGCTCCGCCAAGGGCTAAGCATGTTGGGGCAACATTGAAGCCGGAGAGTAATCGGCGCACGCGAATTCTGAGCGCCAAGGAGCTTCAATCTATCCTCGATGCGTTAGCGCAGAGAGATCCACACGCTTACCGCCTTACGCTATTTTGCGCCCTGACTTGTTGCCGTGCAGGGGAGGCGTTCAACCTCGACTGGAAAGACGTGGACCTTATAGCCGGGCAGGCCGTTTTCCGAGGAACCAAGAATGGCACAGACAGGACAATCCCTCTTTCTGATTCAGTCGTGGATCTGCTGCATGGCATGAGCAAGGGGCAAGGCAAGGACAGCGGCCTGGTGTTTATTTCTGCCCGTGGGAAGCCATATAGGCAGGCTCCTGGGGTATTCCGCGACGTGGTGGAAAAGCTTGGCATGAATGAGGGTAGGGCGAAACGCGATCGTGATCGGGTTTGCTTTCATACGCTACGGCACACAGGAGCAACTCGTCTTGGGCGCGCAAATACGCAGCTGCGTGACATGATGGAGTTGGCGGGATGGAAAACCCCGGCCATGGCCTTGAGGTATCAACACTCCGAAGATTCCGGTCGACGGCGTGGTATGGCTGCTCTTGAGGGGATGACTTCGCCTGAACCCGCCAAGGTGGTCGACCTTTTTAAAAAGCAATCCTGACGGAAAAATTTTCTCGAAAACATATATTGACAAACATATATTGACAAACATATCTAAAGGCATCTCGTTTAGAAAATATCAAAAACAGGAGAGGCGGCGGGATGAGCAAGGATTGTGAGTATGTCGGGAGTGCAGACGGGGCAACTGAAGACCGTCTTGGTTCTCGGGCGATGGCCGCTTATTGGCGGACAGAGCAAGTGCCCCAGCAGCCGAGTGAGCCAGGCCTTTATAAGGTTGAGGGACGGCTCCATGTGGTGCTGGCGAATGGCGGCGGCATCTTGGCGGTGTACAGGGTCAAGAACGACGGGGCGCTTCGGCGGCTTAAGCGAATTCCGAAATGCTTGATAGCGGCTGTGGAGTCTTAAAAAATCGGCCCGAGCAGGTGCGGCAACACCACGCCCGAGCCTAACCACAACGAACCCCAGGAGGTTCATCATGGCTAATATGATTGTAGATGCGATCAAAGGCAAGTGCAAGGCTGAGTATTCGAGTCAGAATAATCCGCTCGACGTGCAGTATATCAGAGTTTCACAAATGAAATCTGTGATGAAACTTCTTAGTGATCTTGCACTAAATGAAGAGGTTGACTGCAACAATGAAGGATTTGGGGTTATTTGCAAAATGGTTGCAGAGGAGTTGGACGATATTGACACGAAGCTTGACCGGACGAACATGGAAATTTGCAGAGCTCTTGAGGGCATGGAGTAAATTTTGAGCATTGGGGATGGTCGAAAAAAACGATCATCCCTTTTTAATATTCGTTCAAATTTCAGGGCCTAGCCCGTGGCTGATCCCCACGGACGAAAAGCGCTTGCCTGAGCGTCTGGCCCTGGCTCTTCTCCTCAGGCGCAACGACAGGCGGTTGTGATATGAAGCAAAGATTCATCAGCGGTTCCGATATTGTCAGCACAAGATCATGGCGAATAGCTGAACTGTTCGACGCATTTTTCAATCATGACCTTGGGTGCTATCGGCCTCATAGCGTTGACAAGGAATACTCCGGCCAGTCGTGCATAACTTGCGCGGAGGACAGGCCCCTCTTTGGAGTACCGTCAGATAGTGAATGCTTTTACGGCCGCAGTGGTTGCGGCGGACCTTACGAGGTAAATTACGAAACGATCCTTGAGCGGCTCGTGGAGTGCGATTTTGATCTTGAAGACATCGAGAAGTACGAGAAAGCCCACGGCATATGGCAGGCAGCATCCAGCGCCCCGGACGATGTTTTTTCGCACCTAGGAGCTTCCCCTGATGATCTGGAGCCAAGTATCACAGGTGAAGAAATAATCGCACGCTGGAAAGGAAGTCGGTTGAACCTCTTTAGGGCGCTCCGAGACGGCGACCTTGTCCCAGTTGACAAGATTCCACTGCGAGGTGAGGAATGTTCAAAGCGGCTCACAAAGCAGCTAGATCCCTGTCTATACTGTGAGAGCCCGTCGTATAAAGAAATTTGCAATCTTCACCAATACAAACACAATTGTGACCATAAAGACGATTTTGATAGAATTTACCGAGCCAAAATAGCCTCATTTCTTATGCGAGAGGTTTTGGAATACGAAAATAAGGTCCTGGCCGCCGAAGTCGAACCGGATCACCAAAAAGTCTATTCAACATCCTCCACGGTTGAAACAGAGCCGGCCGACGCCGCGCCCTATGTGGTCTGGCGGCGGAAACAGGTTGCCAGTATCCATGACGGGCAACTCATGCGTGAAGTTCAAGAACGATGGGGGCGGCCGCCGACGAAGACCATGGACAGAGCAGAGATAGCCGCCCTTGTGCGTGGAGAAGACCCACCGAGTCCTAACGATACAAACCGAAGACGGTGCCTTGAAGATGCGTTTAAAAACGCGGTCAAGGCTTACAGAGCAAAGCTGAAGAAATAGCCGGGGAAAACCCCGGTTTTTTTGCGCCTACCCGCCAGACCCGAAATTCACCCCGAGATTTACCACCTTTCCCCGTTTTTTACCCCTCACGCTCAGCATCTCCAGTTCGATATAACTGCACGCACTGGCTATGATCCCAGATGAATATCAGTGAAGCAATTAGAAAGGAGTAGCGGCATGAGCGTGTTTGAGAAGCTTGCAAAAAGTTGGGGGAGTCCTCTTGTGGCAAGGTCAGAAATCGCATCCATGACTGGAGGTGTGTTGCATCCTCGGACCATGGCAAACCTTGACGCCAAGGGCGAAGGCCCAGGGAAGCTTATGGTGGGTGGCCGGGTCTGTTACGAAGTCGATAAGCTGGTCGACTGGCTGGAGAAGCGGACGCATGCTGTAGAGCCAAGGACATCTAAAAGTGCAAAGGTGAAGAATTATGTCTGAGTCTCCATTTGAAACACACAGAGAAATATTGCTTGCCCGTTACGGCGCGGCAAAGTTCTTGCGTCATTTCACCCTGAGTATGTGGGACGGAAGTACGTATAAGGTTGGTGTGTCTAGGCTGGGCTTTCTCGACCAGAAGCACTTGGAGATAATGCACGAACTTCTCGCGCATTACTGCGAGCACGGTGAAAGAGATGATTCTTTTATGAGGGTCGCATTGGAGTGTGCGGACATGTTCGAGCGAAACAAGGAGAAGATGTAGATGTCTACTCGCTTCGCCGCCATCGGCGGCAAAACCCAAGAAGGATATCCGATCGTGGCCGCGTTGCGCGTGCAGCTTCAGGCGGAACCTGGTGCCCGTCCTGCTTGGAGAATGGCCTTCAGGTGCCCGTTCTGTGGTGACGTTCATACTCACGGGCTAGGCCCCGGCATTGAAGACGAGGGCTTTGGATCTGGCGATGGCGCATGGGTTCCGCATTGTGCAGCTCAACCAGGCGACAGGCCGAGCCGGTACTACCTGCGCGAGACCCGCAACATGGATCTGGTCGGGGCTCTCCCTCGTCGCATCCTCGACGCCATAGTCAGGACAGACCGCGTTGCCGTGGACCTGTCTCACGGGCTGTCTGACGTAAGCAGTAGGAGGGCGTGACGGATGCCTGAGCCGTCCCACTGCGCTCTCTCGCTCTCTCTTCTCTGGCCGCTGACGCCCAATCATCGAAGCCGCTTTGTGCTGTCTCCGGCCGTCGTGGGTCCTTCCTGGGCCTCGACTGACAGGGGTCGCCAATGGCCCGATATCTGGCCGCACAGAACAATTATCAAAATCGGTAAATCGGTAATATGCACGGGCGGTTGGGTATTAAAATTCCATGCGAGGCCTCTATGAGCTCGGAAGACAAAATTCGCGAGGAAGTGACCGCTGCCGTCCAGGCCGAGAGGGTAACTCCGGAGTATCAGGCGGCCCTGGCGAAGGTGAAGGACCTGTCTGGCTTCATCCCCGAGGACTCGCCATCCTATGCCCAGCTGCGACAAGACCTCGATGATGAGTACATTGGCCTGGCCCGGAGATTTCGGAGTCATGCTGCCGGAAAATATGCGTACGACAATGGAGTCAAGCGCTGGTTCCGTTGGAACGGTTCGCATTGGGAACTCGACGACGATCGCTACTCGCTGAAAGCCGTGGCTGAAATAGCACCTCTGTTCGAGGCCCAGGCTGCGTTTTTCTATGAGCTTTCGAAGCAGGTCTTCGAGGCCGGCGACAAGGAGCGAGGGAAGGCGCTGCGCAAAGTCGCCAAGGAGTGGGAGACTGCTGCAAAGCGGTGCAAGGAGCCTACCAGTATGAAGAAGATCTTGGAACTGGCTAGCGCCGGGGCGGATTCATTGGGGTTATCTGGCCGCGGGTGGAACAGTCACCCCAATCTGGTCGCGTGCAAGAACACGGTCCTTGACCTGGAGACCGGCCGTGAGCTCAAGCCTGATCCCTGCCTTTATATTTCCCAGCAATGTCCAGTTGAGTGGAGAGGTCTCCATGCCGAGGCCCCCGAATGGGAACAATTTCTCGATCAAATATTTCTCGGGCAACAGCACCTCATCGATGCCGTTCAGTCATGCGCCGGTTACTGGCTGACAGGCCACAACGCGATCCAGGAATTCTACTGCTTCCTGGGGCCTCAGGGGGGCAACGGAAAAGGTGTTTTTTTCCGTTGTCTTAGGGCTGTGATGGGTTCGTATTACGCGTCCCTGGATCCTCGGATGTTGATGGAGTCGAAGTTCGGGCGCAACGGCACCGGCCCGACGCCGGAACTGCTCAATCTCAGAGGCAAGCGCCTGGCAGTTGCGAGTGAATCGAAAAAAGGCGCTGAGTTTTCGATGGACGAAATCAAGCGTTGGACCGGCGGAGACCCGCAGGTCGGACGTGGGATGAACAGCGACAACATCATCGAGTTCGTGCCGATCTTCAAGATCCTGTTCGTGACCAACAGAATGCCCAAACTCAGCGACCCGACCGACAACGCATTTCGCCGGCGTCTGCGGATCTTCCGTTTTTTGGCGCAATTCACGTCTGTCGCCAGCGAGGTGGACCCGCAACGCAATATCTTCGCGATGGATCCCAAGCTCGAACAGCGCCTGCAGCAGCCGGCCGTCCTATCCGCTATTCTGGCCTGGATGGTCCGGGGCGCCATGCGTTTCTACCGAAACGGCATGACCATCCAGTATCCTCCGGAAATCTTGGCCGAGGCCGACGACTACATGATGGATCAGGACCTGATTGGCCAATTCATTCGCCAGTGCCTGTCCATTACCGACGGCACCGGGGGGCGAAAGGAGCAGGCCAAAACGGTGTACCTGTCGTTCAAGCGATGGGCGATGGAAGAGCGGCTTATTTCGGAAAAATACGTTCCATCGATGTCCGCCTTCGGCTCTGACTTCAAGAATCGCGCAGAAATCCGGCAAGTACCGCCTGTAAATGTGGTAAATTACAATGTCGTGCTCAGGGACGAGTGGCGTCCGGCACAAGGTATCTAAGGGTGGTCTAAGGGTAGTCTAAGGCGGGGTCTAAGGCTGTTTTTCTTTTTTAATACAGAATATTAGATATAAAAATATATCTCTTCTTAGATACTTAGTGACTTAAACGCATGTACACATGGCGGATTTTTTTTAGGTAAATTTTTTTCCATATGCCGCAAGCTGCAAAAAGTATCTAAGGTCTAAGGTCAATGGCGTTTATTCTTGAATTTCAGAATGTTATCGAAATAGAGACCCCTTCGTTGACCCTTAGACACCTTGTCTTTTGGTTTGACCTTCAAGGGGCGGGGGTTGTGGTTATGCTGAACGCTTTGATGGTGTGGAGGGGGTGGTAGATGGGTGCTGCGCTGGATTGGTTGGGCCCTGAGGGTTGCAGATCGGTTGCTGAACGCATCTTGCGCGAGGTCGACACGTCACGCACT